TTTCCGAAACAGGGGTTGACAAAAAGTTATTTTCGAGATATGATATAGTGTTGTCTGGCCACTTTCATCACAAGTCAACTGATGGGCAGATAACATACACAGGCACACCGTATGAAATGACTTGGTCAGATTATAATGATTCAAAAGGCTTTCATATATTTGACACAGACACACGACAGTTAGAGTTTATAGAGAATCCTTTTCATATGTTCAACAAGGTCATGTACGATGACAAGATACACGACTTTGAATACTGGAAGACATATGACTTTGATTCTTTGAAAGATACTTATGTGAAGGTTGTAGTTCTGAACAAACAGAACCCATACTTGTTCGACACCGTGATTGACACTCTCTATAAGAAAGGTATTGCTGATATTTCAATCGTTGAAGATTTTAGTGACATTGTTTTCTCTGATGACCAAGAACTCATTGACCAGGCAGAAGATACAATGACGATTCTATCCAAGTATATTGATACACTAACAATCAATGTTGAAAATGAAAAACTCAAAACACTTATGCGTGAACTTTATGTTGAAGCTTTGAATACTGAGATTGTAGAATAAATGCTGATATTTCGTCATGTTCGTTGGAAGAATCTTCTTTCAACTGGTAACTATTTTACTGAGATGAAACTTGACAATCGTGATAATACATTGATTGTCGGTGAGAATGGTTCAGGTAAAAGCACAATGTTAGATGCATTGTGTTTTTCTCTTTTTGGTAAACCATTTCGTAATGTCAACAAGCCACAATTACTAAACTCAATCAATCAAAAAGATTGTGTGGTTGAGGTTGAGTTTGATACAAACAATAAGTCATACAAGATTATTCGTGGTATCAAACCTAACAAGTTTGAAATCTATCAAGACGGCGAACTACTCAATCAAGATGCCGCAATGAGAGACTATCAAGAGTTTCTTGAAAAGTTTATTCTCAAAATGAACTATAAGTCTTTCACACAGATTGTTATTCTTGGTTCGGCATCATTCACACCTTTCATGCAACTCTCGGCAGCAGACCGAAGAAACATCATTGAAGATTTACTTGACATTCAAATCTTCTCAACGATGAACAATCTTGCAAAAGAAAGATTGACGAACAACAAAGACCAGATGACTCAAAAGAAGTATGATATTGACCTTGCAAATCAAAAGTATGAATTGCAGAAAAAACATATCGATGAGTTGAAACAAAACAACGAAGACAAGGTGAAAGAATATGATAGTGAGATTGAAGTTTATAACGATACCGTATCCGCCCTACTCAGCAATGTTGCAACCCTTACCGCCGAGACAGAAAAACTCCAACTGGTTGTTGCGAGTAAAATTGAAACAGAGGCTAAAGTTAAGAAAATTACAAAACTTGAATCGCAAATTGAAAGCAACATATCCAAATTTCGCAAGGATATCAGTTTCTTTCAATCGCATGATGATTGCCCAACATGTAGGCAAGCCATTGCCGATTCTTTTAGAAAGGAAGAGCTTGCCTCTCTCAATACCAAAGTCTCTGAGTGTGAACACGGCCTATCAGAAATAGAAAAGAAACTGATTGAAGAACAGAATAAACTGAACTCTATCAATGATACACAGAAACTAATCAATCAGAAACAGGTTCAGATTGCAACAGACAACACAACAATCACCGAGACAAACAAGATGATTGCTCGGTTGCAGAAGTTGGTGAACGAACTGAAAGAGACTAAAGTAGAATCAAAGAAAGAAGAACAATTACTGAAAGAACTAAAGGATTCTCTGTCAGCGTTACAAGAAGACTTGAAAGAACTAATAGAAGAAAAGACATATTACGAAGCAGCCTCTACATTGTTGAAAGATGGTGGCATCAAATCAAAGATAATCAAACAGTATTTACCAATCATCAATAAACTGGTAAATAAGTATTTAGCGTCACTTGATTTCTTTGTGAATTTCAACCTTGATGAATCGTTCAAAGAAACAATCAAGTCAAGGCACCGTGATGAGTTTTCGTATCATAACTTTTCTGAAGGCGAGAAACAACGAATTGATATGGCATTGATGTTGACTTGGCGAGCCATTGCTAAGTTACGAAACTCTGCTAACACAAATCTTTTGATACTTGATGAGACATTTGATTCATCACTTGACACTAACGGTACTGAAGAACTGATGAAGATTCTACATATGTTAGAAGATGTGAATCTATTTGTCATCAGTCACAAAGGTGATGTTCTGCAAGATAAGTTTATGAATGTCATCCGATTTACGAAAGAGAAAAACTTTTCAAGGATAGTGAAATAATTATGAGTGAAATTCTAACCATTGATACTGGAAAAGATTTAGTCAATCAAGAAACAATTGAGCCTTTGCCACTTTATGGTGAAGACCATCCGATGTTGAAACAAAAGATACCAGAGTTTACAGGTAATTTACCTCTAAAGTCGATGACAACATTGGTCAAACGATTGAAGATGACAATGAAACTTTATGGTGGTGTTGGTCTATCGGCAAATCAATGCGGTGTATTTGAAAGAGTCTTTGTGATTGGTACTGACGACTTTCAACTTGCCTGTATCAATCCAAAGATTATTGAGATTGAAGGTTCATCAGAAAAAGTCAAAGAAGGTTGTTTATCTTTTCCTGGTTTGTTCTTGACAATTCAACGACCTTCTGTTATCATTGCGGAGTGGTTAGAAGAAACTGGTGAACTCAAAAGGGCAAGACTATCTGGCATTACTGCTCAATGTTTTCAACATGAACTCGACCATATGAATGGTGTACAATTTACAAGTCATGCCAAACCTGTTGCACTTCAAATGGCCAGGAAAAAACAAGACAAGATGATAAAGAAGATTGTGAGAAAACAAAAGAATGGCGTATAGTTTCGATCCAAAAGATGATGTAGAAACACAATGGGAAAAGTGGCGAGATTCTGGCCTTGAATTTCAAAACATCGATGTGAATATACTGAAAGAGAGAGTCATCAAAGAACTCTCTGAGGTATCACAAATGGATGTTCGTGAATACACACTCTTTCAAAAATGGTGTGAAGTACAAGAAAAGTATCCTACTGAAAGAGTGACTACACTTTGGGGTGATGAAGAAGTATTTCTCAAAGATGAAGGTCAACGCCGAGCCATTGAACAAATCAAATCAAACTTCTGGATTCAAAATGATCCAGATGATTACTTGGCATTAGAACCAGAATTGGTCTATGCAAACAAACAAGACAATCTACCTGAATTGTGGAACTGTATTCGTACCTTTTCTTCTACGATGAAGAACAATGCTAACATCGGTAGAAATCTAAACTTCATTGTACAAGATAAAGTTACCAAAAAATATCTTGGTGTAATTTGCATTTCATCTGACTTTCTTGACCTGACACCAAGAGATAACTACATTGGTTGGTCGAGAGAACTGAAGACACAAGGTCGAATGATAAATCACACAGCAATTGGTTCTACAATCGTGCCATTGCAACCACTTGGTTACAATTATGTTGGTGGTAAACTACTTGCACTACTTTGTCTTTCTGACCCAATCCAAGAATTGTGGGAAAAATTATACAAAGACAAACTTGTATCAGTCACAACAACATCACTCTATGGTAAGACGAAGGCTGGTGGGTTGTCTCAATACGACAATCTTGATTATTGGCAACCAATGGGTTTTACCTCAGGCTCTGTATCGTTTGAACCTTTGCAAGAAACTCGGTACATGATTCGTGAGTGGTTGAAAACAAATCATACAAAAAAATACTTTGAATGGTATGTTGCAAAGAAACCGTCTGGTCAACCACACAAAAGAGACCACAAGAATCGGTCATTGAACTTTGCATACTCTCAATTGAATGTGCCAAAAGAACTCATTCGTTCTGAACATGCTCGAGGCATCTACTACACACCTCTGTATGATAAGACGATTGAATTTCTACAAGGCAAACATGACGGTAAAGATATGAAAAAACTGTTCGATACAAGCGTAGAGAGCCTAAGTAATATTTGGAAGCACAAACATGCAAAAGGTCGTATCAAGCAGTTAGCAAAAAAGAATAAGGTATCGACTGACACTTTGTTCTATGATGATTTGTGTTACCTGACCTGGTCTGAGGCAAAGAACAAATATTTGCCGCAAGTGGGTCGCTAATCTGTTATAATGTTTCTTATGCGGTGAGTCCGAGACAGCCTACCCCCGTAGGTAGAGAGGTTTAACTCCTCTGAACCGCTCCACTATATGTAAGTAAGTACTCACTAACTACTGTTGTAATAAAACAACATGGTGCTTGACATTTTTTCAAGTTGGTAGTATAATTGGTACTATATTGTGATAGATAGGTACATTATGACTGCATTTACTCAAGAAACAAAATCTCAATTAGCGAAGCTTCTCGCTACTGAAAACATTCGTATTGAACACAAGAAAATGCACACAGCGGCATTTGATCCTAAAACCCGTGTTCTCTACTGTCCCATTTGGAAAGATATGTCTGGCGTCATGTACGACCTTTTGATGGGTCACGAAGTCGGTCATGCTCTTTATACACCGCCTGACGGTTGGCATGATGCCGCTTGTTCAAACGGCAAAAACTTCAAAACATTTTTGAATGTTATCGAAGATGCCCGTATTGAAAAGAAAGTCAAAAGAAAATATCCTGGCCTGCGTCCTTCTTTTATCGCTGCATATAAAGAATTGATGGCCCGTGACTTTTTCGGTATCGGCGGTCGTGACATAAACAAAATGTCATTCATCAATCGTTTGAATATCTACACCAAATCTGATTACACCGCAAACATTCAATTCGGTGCAAAAGAAAAAGAAATGGTTGACCGTGTTCGTGCTGTAGAATCTTGGGACGATGTTCTCAAAATTACAGGCGAAGTCTTTGCATATGCTAAAGAAGAACAGGAAGAAAACGAAGAATTGAAGTTTCAATTTCCACAAAGTTCTTTTGGTGATGATGGTGAAGAAGATTTTGATGACTTCAACGATTCAAATGATTTCGGTGATGAAACTGAAGGTCAAGATGGCAACAATTCTAATTCTTCTAATGGTGAAGAAACAGATGAAGAAGGTGAACAAGACGGCACCGCAAAATCAGAATCAGATTCAAGTGAAGAATCTGAAGATGGTGACATAGACGGTGATGAAATCAAT